TATTACTCATCGCCACCTGCGTACTAGCATGCTAGTGCGCCGGCGTGTGTACAACCTAACACTGAAAGGCTCAGCATCCTCTATAGAGGGGAACTGTCCTTCGGTTCCATCAAAATCCGGCGAAGAAAAGAGAGAATAGTCGCTTAAACGGCGGCTACTATCCTGTTCTTGGACGGTACCTGAAGATGCAAACTTAGTGCCCTCGGTAAAATACCGAAGAAGCATAAGCCAACCTTTCAGGTCTTTAACAATTGATGGGGACTTAACGTCGTAAACGAAATACTCAAGCCGTTGAAGGCTCCGATTATTGCGTCGACGCTTAGGTCTTCTATCGAGTGGTACCTCACGAAGGGACGGGCATTTGTCTTTACAAATGTCGTCACCGGGTATCTCACCGTAAACACGGTAGAGACACTCTACGATATAATCGTATGCGTGGAAGCACCGTCTATCAAAGAGCTGGTTCGCATAAGCGATCCAGCTTGTATAGACGTTAGGGCAAGGTGTTGACGACCAGACCGTCCGAAACCGGACGGGAGTGACTTCTGTGCCTTTGTAGGCATCTAAGCCACACGATTCTCTAAAGAATCCACTGGTGCAACTCTTATCGCGGTTAACTTTTAACCCAAACGATTCGAGTCGTTCGATTGCGTTCGCGGCGTAAGCCGTGGGAACAATCACGTCATCACCATACACGTAGATACTCTCTCGAGTATCTGCATCCTCAACACCAGCAGCGAGAATAGACCAAATAGTAAGTGCCAAAACGGGGAAGCATAATGCTGACCCCATCGGCGCAAACTTGTTTAGTTCAATTATCCTGCCATCTGGTAACTGAGTACACGAACTCCTACATGCCATGAGATATCGAAAGATATTTTCAGGGTATAATAGGCGAACTAGATCAACACTAATGCGATCTGAAGCCTCTTTGAGGTCCAGAGTCGCATACCTTCCTTGCTTGGAACCTTCTAAGGCGCCAAACCTGTTAGGTTGTTGATCTGTAAAACGCACGTTCTCTTTGGTAAGAGGGTGCGATTCTACTAACTCGGTTATGGCCCGACCTAACCCCTGCTGAATCCATTGAAAATCAACGGGTTCGCAAGAGATGAGACGGGGACCACGTGAGTCTTTCGGCACGAGTAAAACTCGGGCAGGAAGACACTCGTCCTTAATGGATCCTAATCCATTGAGTTCGTCACAGACATGTCCAAGAGAGGCATAAAAATATGCATCAATAGGGTATTGGTCTGTGATCGTCTTACTGATATTCGTCCACCGAAACTTGTCCCAGAGCTGTTGCTTGGTAGCGACAGATCCAGGGCCATGTCTCGGCACGATGTCAGTAGGATCAAAATAAGCGAAAACATTACTAAGTAATATCTTCGCCTCACGAGCGATATCAACCGCAGACATAGCTGAAGAGCTACGCCTACGAGTGGTAACGCTTTTATCAAGTCCAACTTGGATTTCTCCAAGTTGGAGTTTGACAACCGAAAGGTCGTCTTCCGTTTTTTCAAACGATTCGACGACTTGTTGTTCTTGTTCATGTGAATTAGGTAGTTTGTATTTGTAAAAAGAATACAAAACTAGTCTGATTTGCTTGATGCAATGGACACACGGCTCCGGAAGAACCGCACCGTCTGGTGAAAAGACTAAGCTGAATAACTCACCGAGAAACCTCGGAAGTTTAGTATTGCGATAGGGTTTAAATCCTACAGCAATGCAGTCAAACTTAGTGTCTTCTAAAAGGGCCTTATCAAAGGCCTTGCCCAGGCGAGGCATAGTTTTCGTTAGAAAACTAATACCTTCCGAAGAGACACGCTGACTCACTTTATTTAAAGTAAGTTTGCGTGCCTTATTGTTAAACACAACTCCATGCGACGTTTGAACGTCGTGGAGTAGTGCAGCGATGAGTTCAACTTCATCTAGGCTCTTATTGATAACCATAAGGTATATCTCCTAGAGCATGCATACACTCCACGATTCAGTCGAACGAACGTTAACTAAGTAACTTATAATACTATGAATAATATCATAAGATCAAGCGTCCTGCCGTCGGTGCAGAATGGAAGCAAGCAAAAAAGGCCGTACACTGTGTACGTGCCGAATATGCAAAACCTCTATATTCTGACAACTTCGCCAGGAGGCCCATACGGTGCGGCGAGTAGTTTTTCAGGCTATACGTTAGGAGCCACAGTGTATTCTATGCGCATCAACGTTGATGTGACACAGATTACAAACTATGACTTCGCGTATTTCGCCTGGACACTAGCGCCGTAACGCGTATGCGTAGATAACGAGGATGCACACCAGCCAAAGAGTATCGAGGTAATTAAACCAAAAATACAATTCGGTAGTGTGCATACTCAGTGTGCCTATTCCACGGTGATTACAAACCACCTGAGAGTAAGGCAGCCGCGCCGTTCCCTGTTCCGTCGTACAATATTGTCGTTGACGCGCCTAAAGAGGCCGTAAACGACATAAGTTCGGCGAGAACATGAGCCATTTCTGTATTTGCGAGCAATGCACCAACAGGTGCATCGAGCACAGTATATGCAGAAACGGTAACAGGCAGAGCCGTATCAACAGTCGACATGATAGTTTTATCAAATCGAACTACTGACCGTCTTCGCTTGTTAGTTCCAGTACCGGTTTCAAGATGTTGAATCTTGAGTCGGTGTTGGAGCGCAGGAGACTCGCCAATTTGGGCGTACTCATGCGACCGGCCGTCTTGGTCCAGATGTTGAAATTCAACTTCTGTTCCAGCACTGTTTTTGATCTCGTTCGTGTTAAGTGTATTACTTAGCATGCTTATGTATGTTTATAGTGGAAAACCACTCGAATGAGTACTACTCATTCTATTTGTGATGTCTACGTTGGCTTAATACCAACGCGGCACCCAGACTGAATTCGGTAGAACTCAGCCCGCTCAATAGTATTGAGCCGACGGGTGGGAGACCAACTTCGCGTCTATAAGACGTTTCATTAGTTACACACACGAGCTTCTTAACGGGTTCCGGGAAGTTAATCCCAGGCCATCCATTGCCTACTTTCGTATGCAAGTAGATAGTCCTGTGACGCTTAACGGTCCATAAGAAGTCTATTATGTTTATCTGTGGTTCCAAGTTTAATCTTTTGAATTGACCAAGCCATTGGCCTACGCCAACAACCCAATCAACAACAAAAGACCAGGGGATTGCATTCCAGATAATCTGAGGATTAAGGTTAACCCCCAGACTATCTAGCAACCCTAAAATGCGAGCATGCTCGCGCTGGTATGAAGTAAAATTGTAATTAAACTTCATTTCGACGTGGAACCAGGACGATGAATTAAACACCTGACGTTCGGCAGTAGTAGAGTAGTTATAATGGATGCCGTTTTGCGACCATGGGTCGTCAACGACACTATTGTTCACTACTCTAGAATCTGCAGAGACATCAGGGAATTCATCCCAAGCGAAGGCAAAATGCCTCGTTTGGACTGATCCTTCACGAGCAACGATATCGTTTATACGACGTTCGAGCTTGTGTATAGAGGAGAAAACTCCTTCTATATCAGATAACAACGGTTGAAGATTGAACTTGAGTTGCAAGTAATTTTCAGCCGAAGTGTGGGTCAACTCTTTGACGACTTGCTTAAATGTCTTAAAGGCATTCTTCGCAGTACGCACTATGCCAACCTTGGCAAAAGTCTCGTATATAGTCTTCAGAGAGTGAGGCAAGGAGATGAAGTCCTTTAACTCTATAATAGAGTTAATAGAACTCAACTCGGCTTTAAGTTGAGGCATCATCGAGCTTAACGCTCTTTGACGCAACGACTCTAAGTCACCGGGTGGAGGTACAAAACCACCATCCGGCCGCTTGCTATACATGCTAGGTAGATGTCCATTGAACCTACCTAACAACCCAAAGTAACTATTAGAAGGAACACCATAGAACGGGTCGCGATGCGTGGATAGATACGAGTATAAATACCCGAAATCACGTCCATGCGGCACGACAGAAGCAGACATAGTAGGTACTTCTGACGAGATCTTATAGTTCTCGAAAGATTTCCAACTATGGCGACTTCCCTCATCATTAGGCGTAATCTCTTGGTAGAACTCTGTATAGGGTTCAGTCCAAGAATCAAGCTTAAATGAAGGAGGCCAAACAAGGTTCGTATCACCACCAACGGCTTCACAGTCGTCAGTGATAAAAGAACTAGGGTGTTCTCTTGAAGTTGTTACAGTTAACATAACAGGTGGAGTTAAACGTAGTTTAACATGAGGTGTGCACCAACAGGGTGC